TTATATTCCTCGCTGGCTGCCTGTTTATCAGCTATCAGAGCTTCTGTGCTGTCAATGACCTTTTTCTTATCAGCAGTTAAATTAAGAATCTCTGATTGTATTCCACGAAGAACGATAGTAAGGTTTCGTTCCTCTGCTTTGAGTTGAGCAATATTATATTTTAGTACGTCTTCTTCGGTTTTCATATTTTTTACATGTCATATGCTACGTAACTCGGTGTACCCGACGAAGCCACCGTTATAATACCTCCATAAACACATTCTCCTGCTTCTACGATTGCACCACCTGAACCATCAGCAGCACCAGCACCACCTTTTAAAATGATGTCGTAGCTCGATGTTGTAGCGCCTGACCCGAACTTCACATATAGTGCGCCTGTGTCAAGATTCTGAATCGAGAAGAATCTACGATCAACAAACGCTGCGAGAGCTGTAGTGCTATTTGAAGCACCATTTGTTCTCGTATTGATTGATTGTCTTTGTATCATTTTTTTAAGTGATTAAGTGTGATTTCTAATGTTGCGTATTTGTCTGCAATCTGTCTATCCTTATCGTTCAATTCCTTTTCTTTGACTTTGAGTTGAGCTTCCTTATCATCAAGTTCGTAACCTCTCTCACGGAGATAATCCAGTTTTGAGGCTATTTCTATGTCCCTTTTAGCATATTCCGAATGAAGTGAATCTATTTTGAATAAATATTCATTCTCTCGCTCTTTAAGGACTTTTTCTTTGTAAAGGACTTGTTGCTCACGCTTATCAAGGTCAAGTTTCTTTTCTCCAAGCCTGTCTGATAAGTCTTCGGTATCTGATATCAGCTTATCGGCTTTAAGCTCTCGCTCAAATGCTGACTGCTCTTTATCAGATATGAATAACTCTCGGACTTGAACATTCGTCTCCCTTTCTTGTACAGCCTTCTCTCTTTCGATTAAAGGTTTTTCAAGATGAGTACGCTCCTGTCTTTTAAAGATAAGGACATTCTCCAGATCGGCTATATCTTTAGACTTTTGCTCTTTTGAAGCATTGTACTCAGATTCCAGTTGTACCATTTTGTCCTTAAAGATATTCTCTAACCTTTCCAAGTCAGCAGTCTTCTCGAATATCGCTTTTTCAAGCTCTTTATCGAGTTGTGTGCGGTCTACGATAGGTCTTTTGAATATTCTTGTGGACATTTATTTTACATACTGTGAATCTTTAGATTTTCTACCCCCTTTGCCTAAGCCTTTTATGAGTGGAGCGCCGGCATTGTTTTTGTCGTCTGAAGCATCTGCGTCATCATCTTCTGATGTTTCCTTTTGAGCGACAGCTTCTGTCTTATTCTCAGGAGCAGGTTTAGCTTCTACAGCGTCTGTGTCTTTGATATCTATTCTCTCGAATGAACCAGCGACACCTGGCTGTTTTGACTTCTCAGGAAAACACTTTGCTTGAAACTCATTCATAAGATTCTCTGGTAATGCTTCATACTTAGCGGCTGCCTGTACTACTTCATCAGGGCTGAGTTTATCTGCTTTTGCTTGCTTCTTTGCTGCTTCTGCCATTTGGTGAAGCTCACGAGTTGCAAGGTGCTTAGCGAAATGAACTGCGATATCTGAAGGAATACTGTATGTGCCACCGGCTGCGAATGTATATGGTGTACCAGCATAGTTGTGAGTAAAATCTGTGCTTGTCCAATTTTTGAAAGGAACTTCTTTGACGAATTGAATGTTTGACATATTTGTTAGCAGGGGTTTGTTTAATGTCTAACTCTCAGCAAAAGACGTTTAATTTTTAATTATTTCCTCTCTAATCTCTACCCCTTACCTACCGATATTATAAGGGATAAAGTTAGAGAAGAAAACTAGTAACTAGTCGATTCTCATGTTGACGAATGTGTACAAACCGTCTGAACCAGCCTGATCTGCTGAAGCAATACGCTGTGTAGTTGCGGCTGCAACCTGCAAAGCACCTGCTGTGGTTCCTGATGGAGCCATATCAAGTCCTTGTGTTGTTGTACCCTGACCGAGACATGTACCAATACCACCTGTCAAGAACCAACCCCATGTTTGAGCAGGAATAGCAACTTGGTTTACACCAGTTATTGTTCCTGTAATTGTTGTAGGAGCGATTATGACTGCTGAGTATGGGTTTGCCCATAGGTTAGCTGTAGCTGTACTTGCTGTAGCAATAACTATTGGGTCTTGCAATTGCAAAACGATAGTTGTTGAAGAAGTAACGGCTGCATTTCCCTTGATCTGGAGTTGCTGAACTGAACCAGTACCAGTAACAATCGAGATAAAACCTTGTGAGAAGTAGTTAGCTGCGACTGTTGCTGCACCGCCGTTGAATGTATAAGTGATTGAAGTATCACCGATACTCTGAGCAGAAACTGTACCAAGAGAATACGAAGATGACTGAACAGGGCCTTGTGTATTCTTGTTTGTGGCAAGAGTAGTAGAAGCTGTGTTGTTGAATCCGAGACGGAATCTTCGACCGTCTGAAGTGATACCCAAGCCTCCTATTGTAGAAGGTGTATCTTCGATATTAGCAGGCACGTAGGTCTGCAAGACATCGAATGGTGAGAGCTGAATGAAACCTGAAAGCATGTTTTTTAATGATTAAGGTTGATAATGTTTATAATGCGATGAACTTAGAACCGACTGTACATACTGCTGTATCTGTAGCGTTAAAACTAAAGACAAGATATGTACCTGCTGGCCACAACTGTAACGTTGCATTAACTCCAGTTCCTGAAGTTGGTGCTGTCGTAGAAGATACATACAAAGTTGCTGATGTGGTAGCTAAAGTCAAGTTAGCTAAATAAGCTGTGCTTGAAGTTGTAGCAGCTGTCGAAGTAGCTGCTGTAACTGCCCAGGAACTATTCTGACTCTCTGAAGCAACTCCAGTACAAGCTGCAAAAGTATCAGTAACAATTCTGTCGTAACTATTGTTATAGATTGCGAATGAACCTGTTGTAGTAGCAGTTGTAGAAGCCTGAATAGTCTCCTGAGCCACCTGAAGCTCTGACTGGACTGTTCCGCTAGGGCTACCTGAACCAACGAGTTGCGAAGGCTGTCCGTGGGTCGCATAACCGATTACTACACCAACGATGAGAGCAATGACACCTGTTAGAATGTAATTTTTCATATTAATTGATGTAATAAGATAGTGGTAATGTCGAGCTTTCGGAGTTCGATGAAGTAATTACGACATTTCCTTCATTGTAAGTATAAGACCAGTTTCCTGCTTGTGGTGTAGACCCTGTAACCCATATTTCTATTTGACTATTAGGACTGATATTTCCGTCTGTGATAGTAGTAGTAGCTCCACCTGCACCCCATGTGGTTGTAGCTATTTTCTTGTATCTCATTCCTGGAATATCGTTTGCTAGTGAGTATGACATGATTTTTGTAATTTAACCCTCCTCGTTCTTATAGAGTCAAGGGTGAATCTATTAAATACCTGTGATGTTATAACCAACACCATGACGGCGTGGGTTCTTTGACCAGAACTCACCGGCGAGGATAACACGACCGACATAGGCAAGCTGATTAACAGGCTTGACCCAACCAGTCCAGTGGAATCCAAGACCCTTAACATTCTCATAATCGTTGTCCTCAAAGTCCTTTTCAACGAACTTTACAGGCTCTGATTCTGGGAACTTCTCGATAGCACGGAACTCTATATCTTCCTCACGGATGAAGAAGAGCTGACCACCGCCAGTAGCGATAGGAACTTTACGATCTGGGACAATACCAAGACCTTTATAAGTCAAAGTAGTGAAGCCAGCAGTACCTGCGAGACCTTGCTTGTTATCCTTGCGGATTTCAGGCACTGTCGTATAGAGACGGTTCTTAGGTTCAATCAACTGTTCGTAGTATGAGTAAGTGTTACGATCTGCAAGACCCATTGAAGGCATGATTGTGCCATCGGTGATAGCGTTGTAGAGCGTAGCCATTTTCTGCAAACTGATGTTTGGAGACCAGTTCGTGCGTGTTGCATCCAATGTAGGGAAGGTTGTACGAGACAAGCCACCATAAGTAGCATAGTTCGTTCCGTCATCTACGATATTTGCAAGACCGTTGAAATCGAGACCGCCATTACCTTGACCATCAAGGTAGAAGATGTTACCGATAGAGTCAGCCATGTCTTCTGCTGATGAAGTCATTTCGGCTTCAGCGAGGTCGAGGACACGTTCGTCATCGGTCATGTTGACTGCCATATCCGTTAGAGAAATGGTAACGTCAATCTGATAAAACTTCGCAGGGAAGAGCAAATACTGACGTGTATTGACTGCCTGTGAAGGAAGTGTTTGGAATCCAGCGAATGATGTTCCGTTGGTATTCTTTACAACCTTGACTGATTTCTTAATCTGCTCACCTCTCCATTTCTCAGGAGATGTAAGGATTTTTTCAGTCAATGGATTTTCACGAAGCACTGTGTCTGTTACTTTTGGTAACAAATATGTGTTTGTGAGTGTGTTTAATCTTGACATATTCTTATAATGTTATTGATAATTTGTTGATAATCTATTCCGCATCTCGCCAGTTACCTCTGAGAGCCTTTCGGGAGATTGAAGGAATATTATTGTTCGATGAGGCTTTAACCTTTGAACGCATGATATCCGCACCTATCTTCTTTTGAGTCTCTTTCGTAGTATCTGGTTGCTTTGGCTGTAACTTTTGCATAAGTGTCAAAGACTTTCTGAAATCGTAGTTTCCTTCTGCGTCTAACAAACTTCCTGCACCATATTCCTTTTGGAAATCCACCATAAACTTTAGAAGCTCATTCCTCTCGAACTTCAATCCCTCGTCTTTCATCTCAGCAAGTTGAGTATCTACATACTCCTGTGCTTCCTGTTGATTTTTAGCTTCGGTCTGGGTCTTATTTTCAAGGTCTTTGGCAATCTCCTCCTTGATACGTTCACGTTCAGCTTGCGTAGCGGCGACATAATTTTCGTACGACTTCTTTGCTTCTGGTGTGTCTCCATAACGAGTCTTCCACCATTCAGGCAATACTGTTTCGCTCTTATTGCCCTTTTTTAGCTCCTCGATCTGTTTTTCAAACTCAGCGACACGCTTTTCATATTCTTTAAGCGTTTCCTGTGTCTTCTTCCAGCGAGGATGCTGATGAAACGGTAATTTTTCAGCAGAAGTATTATCAGGGTTAGATTTATCATCTACTTTCTGTTCGCCCTTCTGCGATGGCTCTTTAACCGCTTCTTTTTTTTCAGGTTGCGAATCTGAGGAAGTTTTGTCTCCCTTGTCCTTCGTTTCAAGGCGCTCGAATGACTTATCTATATCGAGCTGATTACCTTCGCTTGGGACTTCGTCAAAAATGTTTGTTGGCATATTGTTAGCAGGCTGTTCTTTAGGGTCTTCAACTCAGGAAAAGACCTTTAGTTATTTATAATTAACGCTCTTCAAAACGATTACCTTTCTTTGTATGACCCTTTTCCATAAGCTCAGAAGTAGAACTCTCTTCTACCTCATTGAAATGCTCGTCTGTCTTGTTACTCTCATCCATTTGAGTGCAATGAGCGCAAGGTGCGCCACATGTACCACAAGACTTTTCACCTGCTTTCTGGCTTCCCGATAACTTTATTGCTTCTTCTTGGTATTTATTATTCATTTGATTTTATCTTTAATTGCTTTCAACTGATGAGCTGACCGACCTTCAACTCCTTTTATCTTCCCTGCGTTTTTCGATGCGTAGAAGACCTGCTCGCCTTTGTCTTCTCCGTACTCCTTTTTCATGTTACTCATTATGTCCGAACCTTTTTTAGTGAGTGGCATGTTATTTGATAGGAACTTGGCTAATAATCTGTTTCTCTTGCGCCTGAACTGGACTAGGGTTCGGTGCTGACGGAGTAACGCTATTCGGTGGAGCGCCACTTGTCGAAACAGGAGCATTAGGAGTTGGTGCCGTTGGCATAGGTGGTTGCATACCTAGATATTCCTGCATGTACTGTTGAGGCAAGAGTTTATACATCATTAACTTCATAGCACTTTCAGTAGGGTTCTTATCTTTTGTCTTCTCAAAATAAGTCAAAGGGTCTAGCAATCCAGCTTCGTACTCGGAAAGAGCAGAATTAAATACGGACAACTCATCCTGTGGAACGAGTGAGCCATTCTGAACATTTACTGTAAACTTTCTACCTTGTGGGATTTCACTTGCTTGCAACTGTGCCATTTGCTGAGTGTTTTCTGGTCCAATAACAGAAATCATGTGAGGAGTATCCCAGTACACATAAATCATCTGTAAGAAGTGATTAAAGATTCTGCCAGCCGCCAATTCAAGCATTTCGGTAACACCACCACCTGTGCGAGAAGTATCTTGCTGACCGACAATAATCTTTCCTCGTACAGTCTCCTCTTGCGAAGTAGATTCTGCTGTTGAGCCACTGACACCAAAACGTGCCATAAA